AATCTTCACAGTAGTCCCATCGGATAACTCCATTCTTCCACAACAACGCTGATTTCATCCATGACTGTAGGACTTCCCAGCCGTTGTTCTGTTTAAAAATACAGTAGTTTGTGATCAAGGCGGCATCATGCGCTTGCTGAAATGCACCGGGTGTATTGCTGTATGGGATACACTTGGCAATCTTATTGTTAGACAAGAATAAGTCAGACAATACTGCTGTGTATGCTTCAACTGTTTCTGTAGTAGATGTGTCTACAATCGCACTTACACCCTGAGGCTTCAGGTGTCCATCGGCAAGACCAGCAAATTCGTAGGTAGACTTTTGTCTTTCACGAGTCAAGTCACTACTATTCAACCAATCCCCTGCGCTATTAGCTATTCCAAGATCAACAAGATTTACGAGTTCCTCATCGGTCACTCTTTCTTTATAACCATTAGAAGCCATTTACTTTCTCCAAGGTGTGTCTTTACTTTTCTTTACATCTTCAACAGTGTAGCTACCAGCTTTTGGTAACTCCCGTTGCTTTTTAGTTTTCTTAGGTTGTGTGTTATTAACCTGTTCATTATATCGCATAATCCCTCCTTCGGGTCTATCTAGCAATCTAAAGTGGAGACTATGGCTAATTTATCCTAGGTGTAAAAGGATAGTTATAGGTACGGTCTCCGGGTATAGATGGTATACTTTTATTCCACAGGCTATACCAGACCTGTCGAGGACTATTGGAATTCCCTACAACCACTGCGTCTCATCCTGTGTGTACACAGAAGATCGCTGAGACCACTTGACGTTATCATTGCGGAGCTTATCTACGTGAGTCCTTAAGACTTCACAGGCGATAGCTAGGGCAATAACCGAGTCATCGTAACAGCCGGGTGCGGCTTCGGTCTTTCCTGTAGCGGTTGATATATAGTCCTTTAATTCCTGAATCATTATGTTAGACGGTATGTATACCTCTTCGTTCTCTATGAGATTCTTGAGGTTACCAATAATTGCAGGTTTTGTAGCAGACGTGGTTCTAAAACCTAACCTAGTGCCTTCCTCTTTGGAGACATTGGCTATCTTAGTCTGCCTATACAAATTCACATAGTTCATCGATTCTAGTTTCTGTAGGGTTGCTACACCCATAGAGTTACTTTCAACGGCTAGTAAAGCGTTGTTATAGTATCTCCCTAGGTAAAACAACAACTCACCATACAAACTAGGATCTATTCTATTGTCTCGATACATAGCTACAACTTTGTAATTTTTATCTAAGACAACAGACACTGAGTAGTCTTGACCCACCCCAAGGGATACGTCAGCGGCTACTATATAATTCTCATCCCACTGGGGGTATTCAAAGACAAACAACCTACCTTCCTTATTGTCCTCAAACTGCTTAGTGTTTACATCCCAGTTTCTCCTACTCTGAGGGGCTTCCGGTAGTAACGAGTTAAGCTTCTCTATATCAAAGACATTAGATCCAGAGGTTACAAATGCTTCATCTGGATTGCTGGGGTATTCCTGTCGGAACTTCATCTCCCCACTCTCAGCTATCTTGAGTCTCCTCCAATAGATTTGAGAGTTGTCGAGGTTGTAAGTTTCTTTTAGTTTCTCTTCTTCTTCAGTAAGCTCAAAGCCTTCCGGGGGTTCTCTACGGTATTCACTCGTAAGAAACCAAGGGATAAATATAGGTACGTAGTCATTCTCACCAGCCATCGCACCTTTCCACAATCTGTAGAACTCACCACTAGATCCATTAGCGGTAGACTCTAGGATTACTTCTGTCCCTTCAGCTTGCGAGATACCCTGAAACAAACCTGCGAGGATCTTCTCATCATGGGTCCAAAACGCAACCTCAGACAGGTGAGCAATCGTCGGAGTAGTTCCACGACCCGCTTCAGGAGATCCAGCAGTATACAGACGGTAACTAGCTCTCGCCTCTCGGTCTCTGAAGTATGGACTACTAATGATAATCTCTTTGGCATTTGATCGTTCCTCTTTAGGAGATAACTCTTCTGGCATATTCTGGATTAGGTTCTTAGACATAGTAAAGAGAGCATCTGAAGTAGCACTATCATGTGCCATTACTACCGACCGACTATGCGGTGAAAAGTATGATTTCCAGAATACCCTACCAGCGCAGTAGGTACTTATACCTTGCTGACGTGCCTTGAGGATAATCGCTCGGACTCTACCCGTTTCTTTGAGTTGCTTATCTAAAGCTTCTGTAATAATTCGTTGCGGCTCGTTGAGGGTAAACGGTACAAAACCCTTTGAGGAGTCCTTAGTGATAATACGTATCTGCTCTTCAGCAAACATTGTGAAATCTTGGGAGTATACCTCAAGTAGCTGTCGTCTCTCTTTTTCCTTAACGAGTGCTATCATGTCATTCTTGTTCATACAATAGTCCTCTGTATGGATTCTGTGGGAAGACTGTGGGTGTACGTGTGTCTATAAGTACGATATATATATGTACCCTTAGTTAGCTTTCGTACCCCCCTCTGTTCCTGTGGTAGCTCTCCAGAGAGTCCTCAGTTGCCCCCAGTTCCTCTGTGCCACTAGTAGCATCATTGGTATCCATAAGATCTCCAAAGCGTTCCTACGGGATCTCAGAGGCTCTAGGGCTATAGTTCTTCCTAAAGGGACTAATGGTATCCCTAATTGCTCTGGTGCTTGCGGGATTGGTGTGGGATTCTGTGGGGATCTGTGGGAACCTGTGGGCTAAGACGCATTGATAGACATAGATTACTCACAGCAAGCTGTTCGTTTCAGTGACATTCATACATCTAGCCACAAGGAGGCTTCTATGTCACGTTATATTAAAGTGGTCAGTGTTCGTGCTGGCAACAAGTGTAGTGGTACAATGTACGCTCTCTCACAGACTGGCATTGTCTACCGTGCCAAAGCCTATGTGCCAACTGATGAGGTCGATGGTCTCTGCAAGACTCTCACAGCCCGTGGTACTATCCAGCTTAAGCAGTGGGTTAAGGTTAAGGAGATCTCAGCATGATCGCTACATCGTTCTACATCGAGCACTGGGATGCCGAGCTTCAATCGTGGGAGGACCGTGAGTACTGGGGTTCTCTTGAGAATGCATCTTACATGGCACGGGAGTACGCTCGTAACAGCCAGCGTGTCCGTGTTGTCAAAGAGGAAGTTGTCATGACTCCTCGTCCCGCAGTTCCTGTCCAGTAAGTCCCTTGCCACCTTCGGGTGGCTCTTTTTTTCAGAACCGTTAGCTCACCGCAAGCGGTTCGCTTTAGTGGTCTGTCATACTTAATGGAGGTCAGTATGTGTTTTGTAGCCAGTGCCGTGTGCCACACCTGTGGTCATACCGATGAGATAACCGTGGACGCTCATGCTGTTGAAGAGTGGTTGTCTGATCCTCATTCTCTTGTCCAACACGCCTTCCCGCAGTTATCCATCGATGAAGCGGAGATTCTCATAGGTTATCGTTCAGGGTTCTACCTGTGTGGTAACTGTTGGGACTTCCGTAACGACGAAGAATAGCGGGATTCTCGTTAGTCCCTTTTGGGGGCTACCCTTAGATTACCATAGATATAGGAGTTCTTATGGAGATCTTGTTTCTACTCTTGTTGTGTGGTGTAGTAGTTGGTATGTCGTATACCTTATGCTATCATCTAGGTGACTCTCAGTGGTTCACTCTAGCTATTGCTGTGTGTATGCTGTACATACTCTTAGTCAACTTAACGTCCCTGTAGGAGGTCTTATGCTATGGGAGAAACCACGGGGTGCTTCCCGTGTCTATCAGGTACGGAGACGTACCATCATCGATACCATCGGTAACACGGTGGTTATCATTTCATTTAGCTTAGTGGTAGCCTATACAATCCTTGGAGGTTTCTAATGGCTAACGTCACATCCATCCTTAATAGTTTCATCAAGGTTCAGCGTACTCGTGCGGCTCTAGCTCGTGCCTACGTTGAGCTTGGTGAGAAAGACAAGGCTATTGATGAGATCAATGAGCTTATCGATCAGTTCGACCAAGAGATTGGTTGGTCTGTTGTCAATAGTCTTGCAGAGGTATCGGAGGTCTCTTCTGGATGATCTCCGTTGCTTCACCATAAGGCTCGCCGCAAGCGGCTCGCTTAATTGATGGTATGTCCATCGTAACTTTTAACTCAGCATAGAGGAAGGTAGCAATCGTGCTTACATCTAATAGTCGTAACTTTGAACTTAATGGCGTAACTCTTAATTGGGCACGTCTCCATGAACCACAGAATCCTTTTGGCACCGAGCAGTATGAATTGCAGGTTGCTTTCAAGTCGCCTGATGCGGCTGAAGCACTCCGTAAGCAGTTCTTCGATGTCAAAGAGAAGGATGGTGAGTTCTTCATTCGTCTCAACCGTAAGGTCTATGACAGCAAAGGTCAGGAGAAGCGTAAGCCTATCGTGCAAAACGCTGATGGTACTCCGTTTGACTTTCAGACTCAGTTGATCGGCAATGGTTCTACTGGCAACGTGACAGTATACCAGTACAACTACGATCAGAAAGGTCGAAAGGGTGTGGCTAACCAGCTAGACAAAGTGGTTATCACAAACCTCATCCCGTACACTCCGCAGGGCGAGGTGGTATCCTTCGAGATAGATGCGGGGTCTGCTCAGACTTCATCGGCTCCTACAGAGTCCGTGGATCTGTTCTAACAGGTATCGTGGGATTGCCTCAGGGCTTTCCCACCGTCCCCTTTTGGGAGTACCGACAGAACGTACCGACAACATTCAATGAGGTCTAACCGACATGATCCCGATTGACATCAAGGAACTCAACAAGCATCTAATGCGAGTTGGATTGTATGTGGCTTCAGACAATAAAGACGAAGCCTTTGATGCTCTCTTAGAGCTTAACCATTGGATCGAAACACAGATCCATGACCATCTAGATAGGAAACGCAATGAGTTACACTGATCAAGATCTCAATGAGAGAGCCGAGTGGACTGCATCGACAATACGCCAGCAGATCCAGTCAGGAACTACCCTTGACTACACTTCAGGTCGTGTCGCTATGATGTGTTGGGCTTTCCAAGCTCCTACAACACTACCGTTCAACGAGTCAGACCATACTTGGGGTGGTCTCAAGTTCTTAGTCAACGGCTACAAGCATAAAGGTTGGGTATCTGTAAACCTTACCTTCAGCGATGACTACACTATCCGTCTGTATGAATCAGATGGTGTAACACTAATCTCCGAGCGTACAAATGTATACGCTCCTGAACTAACCGAGGTTCTCGACTACATGATCGAGTACTCACCATCAGAGGAACTAGAAGATGTATCTTAGAGATTCATGCAGTACCCACTTCACCCTTGAGATTACTCCCAAGGAAATGGCGACACTCTGTATGTGTATTACTTCAGCAAGACACACAGCACTCAGAGATGTCTGTCAAGATATCTACAACACGAACTTACCTGATGATGAAGAGTTCGATGAGATGGAAAGAATCGTCGAGGAAGTCAACCGTCAGACTAATATAGTCAAAGACGTATGTAACTTGGAAGAAGAACTCCAAGAGATCATGAGGAATGACTACCCGTGAACATGAATATACATCCAATGAACCGTCTTGACAGGTACACTGTTCATGGTGTACGACTCGACCTTGACTTAGATGTACGCTACGAGATCATCGATGGTCTCATCTACATCGAGTATGTCTTCCTGACAGGTACTAATATCAACATAATGCCGTACTTGTGGGAGAGTTATGTCGATAAACTAGCTGAAGAAATCGGAGACTATCATGCTTCTGGATACGACTCAGAGTAATCTCAAAGTCAAAAAGTCAGACACTGATGCAGGTGACGGGTATCGCTTTGCAAGCCTGTCGCTTTACCCCAACAATATCCTTTGTGCTGGTGCTAAAGCGGCTGGTTGCATGGTGACTTGTATCTCAGAGTCAGGTATGGCTAAAGTCTTTCCCTCTGTCAATCAAGCTAGGAAACGTAAGTCAGAGTTCCTAATGACTGACACTGAGGGTTTCCTTAAACAACTACGACGTGAACTTACAAACTTCTCCAGACTCTGCACCAAGCAGGGTAAGCAGGGTGTGGTTCGCCTCAACGTATTCTCAGATGTAAAGTGGGAGTCCTTCAACATCCCACAGTCATTCCCCGAGTTACAATTCTATGACTATACTAAGATCGTACATCGTCTAAATCGGACTCCTGACAACTACCGTCTTATGTTTAGTTATAGTAATGCGCCTCAATACGCAAAGCAAGTACTAGCCTACCTTGATGGTGGGTACACTGCGCCAATGGCTGTCGTCTTCAAACATAACAAGTTCCCATCTACTTTCATGGGCAAACGTGTTATCAACGGAGACAAATCCGATTGGCTAAATGTTCAAGCTCAAAACTGCGTAGTCGGTCTTGTATACAAAGGCGGCTTCGATATGAATGAGTTTGTTGTAGATCAAGATCTTATCTGTAAGGGTTAACTATGAAAATTGCAAATATCGCTACCACCGTAATCGGTGCAATCAATGAAGCTAAAGCTGGTACATCTCGTGGTGTGTGGACTCTGGTTCACGAGACACGTATCTCTCCAATGTCCAACGGTCGTTCACGTTTCCAGCTAGGTGGCATCACTGGCTTCATTGCAGTACGTAAGAAGAAGTCACGAGGCTACTGCGTACAAGACGGGCGAACATTCACGCAAATACACTTGGGTAAAGTCTCTATCGGTTTCGAGAAAGATTGCCCAGAGCGTCTTACATGGAACTTCGCAGGTAACTACGACGCATAATGTCGGGCGTAGTTCTTGGGGCGGCGATTCAGTTCGCCGTCGTTTCCATCCTTCTTATGATGATACACGGAGAGTTTAGATAATGCGTGATAGAATTATCAGCCGTCTTATGGATACAGGTCGTCTCGATGAAATCGTTGAGATGTGCCACATTCGCCCTTGCGATGAACCTCTCGCAGAGTTCATTGTTGAGTTAGTCAATCTTACTATCGACGAGGTAGATAATGAAGGTGTTGCTTGGACATACGCAAACGATCTCACTGCTTAAGAAGGTAATCCTGTACGGGTTCTGCCTTCCTATTGCGGCTTTGCTAGATCTGATCGAGTTGTTACTCAGCTTTATCAGCGAACATTTCGACAACCTCATTCGGTGGTGCTACGATGATTGAATCAAACCATAGAGATCAAGTAGAAAAACGCTTAGATCCGTTACTAATAGATGCGTACAGAGAAGCTAGAATGTCACTTCGACGTACATCGCTAGCAATCGCTGACGAGATCTACGACAAGTACTCAACAGAAATCGATAACTTTCTGCTGGGTGATGACTTTCAATTCGAATATCAAATCGATGTTGATGAAAATGAGTTTACCTACAAGGACATTGCACTAGTACGTGCAGAGTTCCGTAGAAAACTCACAGAATCCATCGATGATGCGATTTGTCTTATAGTCTGATGTTGTAGGTTGTACCATGTTCACTTTCTTACTACTTGTTTGTGTCGTGTGTGGACTTGCATTCATCTTTGCAGAGTCCAACGTAGCTATCCAAGGATGGCTCATTGCAGGGGTAC